AGCGGCAGTACCTATCCCTGCCCCCGTACCACCGGGAAACCCCGAAGTAACCTCTCCTGTTGCGGTATTAAGATACTCTGCACCAGCTCCTTCTGATAATGGCATCATATATGGGGCTTCTGCTCCGCCAGTAGTTCCAATTGTCGGAATATAATTTGCTGGCGAGTAACTTCCTAAACCACCTAAAGCACCTCCTGCTTCTCCCATTGCTGATATTCCAGATGGTAGATTACCAGCAACCGAAGGAGCTAATGCAGCCGTAGGGGCTAATGCTTTTGTCATAAGATAGGTAGTTCCAAGTTGAGTCCCTATATTAGTAAGATTAGCTAATCCTGCCTGTTTTGCAGCTGCTTCCTGTGCTCTTTTAGCATCTTTTCTTGCCCTTCTACGCTCTGCTTCATCTATTGCTCTTTGTGCCCTGCTTTGTTCTGCCTGATAATATTGTTGTAGTTCAGGAGCAATAGAATATACAGGGTTTAATCCAGTTGCTAACCTATTTTGCGCACCGTATCTTTGTAAATTTGCATAAGGTGAATCTAAAAAAGTTGTATATGCCATCGTATCCTCCTCACCAAACATCTTCTTTTTCAATGTTATACCAACCACTTACAATGAGTGGTTCAAACCCTACCGTTTCATTATCCGTTGTTACTGTATACTCCAAAGCGTGCATTATTCCCGGCCATCTTACTGACCTTATTACGTCATATAGTCTACCACTTGCGTTAGCTTGTGACAAACTATATGTTGCAGATTCACCCGTTGTTTTTGTATCTTCATAATGTGTTAAACTTACTTCTGCGGTACTTGTGTTCTTTGCCCTTCCGATTAACTTAATCTTCCGGATAATGGTTTCAATGAGTTCTGTTTTAACAAGCGGTAAATCACCTGTCTTAAATTGATAAACTATCGAGCTTCCATCAAATGTAGTTCCATATTCAAGTCTTTCAACTATTCCCGTTGAAGTGCCGCCGTAGATAAACTTGTTTCCTTCGGAATCAGTAGTTACCCAGGAGCGTTTTATTAGTGATGCACCTCTGGAAATCTCAAACCACTTCCTATTCTGGAGGTCATAAACATATTCTCTTGAAGCTGTGTACCAATGGTATTCTTTCTTTACAGGGTCATAATCGGCTGCGTATGTAGAAACATTCGTAGTACCTATGTAACTGTCTGAAGTTGAATCAAACCAACCCTGATCGTCTGTAAGACAAACAATCGAGTTTCCATCGAACATCTCTATTCCTGTTTCTGATTGCCATATCAAAACGTGTTTAGTTACACCAGGAGCCATCTCATATCCAATATCACATCTCTTTAAAGTCAAAGGAGCTGTTATTCCCTTGTCATGTGATACCTGATACAGAGTATAATTAGAAGGATGAGTACCATCTATCATCCATATTTCATTGTGTTTAAAGACGTACAGATTATCGTAAACATTAGAACCGTAGCGAGTATATAGTGTACTTGCTGCAAGTATCTCACCGGAGTTTCCAAATAACATCTTGTCAAGACCGTTTTGGAAAGTAACATCAGCACCATTGAAAATAGCTACTGAAGAAGCACTTGAACAAATCCCGCAGTTTCGGTCGGAGTTCTGGTCATTAAAAAGCCAAAGTCTGTTCTGCCATATAGCCGGTACTCTGTAAGCATCAATAGTCTTTTGTGCCGGAAGCCCATAGATATAATCAAGTCTTACTGAGGCGTCAAGATTCTGCGTAAAACTTACTCTATAATAATAGAACTGTGCTGTATTTGAAACATTGGTAGTAAATTCAGTATTGTCTGTTGTCTGTTCCCAAGTCACCGTACCTGAATTATTCAGCGAAATTCCATTAGATGAAGTACCATCCTGAAGTGTCCCTACATCTGTCCATGCAGAACCACTCCAATATTCTACGGTCATTATCGTATCGGCAGTTGTGTTTACATAAGAGTCATCAGGAAGGCTAAAGTAGAATCCTGTCATCTTTTCGGCAAACCCTAAATACAGGTCGCTTGTAGAAGCCAAAGAGCCTAAATCAGCATAAGTATAAGTCAGGGTAGAATCGTATTCTTCTTTGTAAACATTAGACCATAGATTAGTATATGTAGTGGCGTGTTTCCAGAAAGCCAAAATACTTCTCGGAGAGCCGTCCCAAATATCTTTCAATGATTGCATCGGTGCGTCTACGGTAACGTAATAAAGAGAAGTTAAATCATCTATACCTATGAATCTGAATTGATAATAGTACCCATATAGTCCATCTATAACTGTTACTTTTGCAGTGCCATCTGTATTAGTGAATGAAATAGTTCCTGTCTTAGCGAGTGTCTTCCCACTTGTTGCAGTTCCATCTACAAGGCTTGAAACTGAAGTCCATGAACCTGTCCACATATAACAAGTAGCTGTTGCCGCCGCAGTATTAGCCGTAGCAACATAAAATTTCACACCCTCAATAGGTCTTGGAGAAACTACATAAACATAAATAGCATTATCAGCAGAATAAGCCACTAAAGGAATCGAATAATTAGCCGTATGCCTTGATACCGTGCTTACTCGATATTCATCTATGTATCCATCAAACCAAGTTGCTCCATCTGAACCTATTAATACTGGACCTGTATAATCAGCACATCTTGAAGTATCAGATAAATAAGCCCTCTGGATACCGTTTATGAAGATATACCAGTCATCACCATTCTCATTTACTTCAACGTGATACCAAGTATCCGTAGAAATTAAGGCACTTGTAACTAACCCACTCGCACCTAATACTTGCGCTCCTGTATCATAAAGATCGACACAAACTTTACCAAGAGTATCTATATAAACCGTGAAGTAATTGTTTGCATCTGTACCTTGATAATAGAGAACTTGATTAGCTGTACGATTATCTAACCTGAATCTAAAGTCTATCGAAAACGTACCACCTGAAAAGTCAAAGTCTGCATGGTCAGGAATCGTAATAACATTGTGCTTTGTAGAACCAGCTAACTGTGCTGAATGAGTTCCGAAAACCTTTGTAGTACTGTAAGCAACATCTAATCCACTACCTACTTTAAGGAAGTCAACATAAGAAATTCTGTCAGAAGTCGTAGTCCCATACTGAGTCATGGCTACGTTGCCATTGGTAAACGCTCCAGTCGCAGAACAATCTACTCCGGTTGCCTGAAGAATATCGTCTAAGTAAACGTCACAAGTAGCACTCGCAGGAGTGGTTCCATCAACGACAAACGTCCATGTCTGCCATCCACCCGTTGAAACAAGGTTAGTTCCTACTTCATTATAGGCCGCACCATCGTAAACGAATATTCCATCAGTTCCAAATGCTACGTCAAGTTCTACTCCTGTCAGGTCTACCTGAAGTCTGAAATTGTCAGCATCTACTGCTAAAGCACCCAAAGCAGAATGGTAAACTGATATTGTTACCGAAAATACATCAGGTATAGTTCCTACATCTTTTAGGCGGCGAGCATACCAAGTAGCACCTGGGGTTCCCTTACTGTCGAATCTAAAAGTTCCCTTACCATCAAATACTGCCTGAATACTTTCACCACCACCAGCACCATCTTCATCTGTCCAAGTTGTAATACTCAAACATGGTTCATCTGTTACCGTTGCAGTTGAATATCCAAAGTAAGTTACTGTATGACCAGTTGCACCATCATCCGTTGTATTGTTGTCTAAATGCAACAGTAGTGCTACATCTGAATCAATACCACTTCCTGAAACCCTGTGAAGGATAGCCCTGTTTGCGGCGTTATTAATGGTATTGTTGACTTGTTCAGTATAGTTGTACTTGAATGTATCATCAGGGTCGAAGTTAATGAACCCTCCGCATCTATACTCATCACCACCCCATACATAATTGTTTGCCGTATTACAGACAACCATACAGTTATCAGGAGCATCAGAGAAGTAACACGTTGAATTATTTGCTAATGTCTGAAAAGCTGTGAATGTATCATCAGCTGCAGGGATAGATACAGTACCATCATTCTTGACTAATCTTGAGTTAGTTCCTGAATTTCCTTGAACTATGATATGGTTTTCTACTGGTCGGTCTTTTTGGAAATGGAATCCGTTCTTAATGTCTGGATAGGTAAATGCCGTGGTATTGATTTTTGTCATACCACGTACACCTTTGATTCCTACGGGAGTATAACGAAGGTTCTTTAAGGTTTGGAAATCGCCATAGTTTAATAGAGCCGCATCGTATCCGGTTATAAGCCTACCATTGAGAGGCCAATCAAACCGATTCATTTTACCCTTCATAGTCCCTACCTGTAACTACGGTCGTATAGCGATCTCTTATATAGATTCACCTTTAATGAATTGCGTCTGTTTGCTTTTCCTATGTCATGTTGAAAAGCTCTCACCTGATGGTCAAAATACTTGAACCACGCATCTCCTGTATTATCGTCACCATCTCTATACTTATAGAGCCATGCTGCATACTTAACCAATGCAGGAGAGTAAATATCGTCTATCCGGTAACTTCTGAACTGTGCATATACCGGTAAAGGTTTCTGAACATAATAGACTGTTATCGTATCCCCTGACGTATCAGGCGGCGGGTCCAAGACTAACTGTTTCTTGGCCTGTGGAACTATCGTATAAGCATCTGCATTAGTCCAGTAGTTAAGTGTTCCATAGAATAGTGCCGTTACAACTGCCGTTGAAGAAGTTACCGAAATGACCTTCCCATGGCTTCCATCGGTAGTGTTATGAATATCATCACCTACGGTAGCACTTATTCCTGCCGTGTCTGTAAGAGTACATTCACCATTACTTGCCGTGCCATCGGATGTGGCTGTACCAGTATCGTTGGTTTGGATTTCCTTATCAATTATAGAGAAATTGTAAGGAATTGGAACTGAAGTTGTGGTACTGTTATATGTTAATGCGTTCCACTCTCTGAAAGGTATAAACTCGCTGTATGTTCCATCTGAATATCTTATGACATCTATGTTCCTGTCATCCCGTAAATTAAGGAAAAAGAAATCGGGATTTAGGTCATACTCTGCTTGGTCGGCTACGGTAGTAATCGTCTGTGAACCTGTTATACATCTTGTTCTTCGTACCCATTCACACGCAGCCTCATATAGATAGTCATAAGTAGTCTTGGAATCTATGTAGTCAGATGTGGAAGCCTCCAACAATAACTGGTACAGTTGATCCGACAGCGTTTTACCGTCCACTTAATCTCTCCTTAATACCTCGGTATTTGTCGCCTCACCTAATCGTTTACCAATGAATTTCCACAGTTTACTTGCGCCTGTTCTTGATACTCTGTCACCACTTATCCGTACATTCGCCGCTTTTGCAAGTTCAAGAGTTTTCTTGTCAAGTGTAATACAAGGGTCTGTCATCCTACGAGCTTCTTCATGTGCATTAGCCGTACCACGTTTCATGTCTGAACGAGTAAACATTGCATCGCCTATCTTACCACTCAATTCTTTGTAGACTCCATACAAACGGTCTTTGTTAGCATCGCTCAACTTCGGAGTAGACTCAAGTATAGAATCCCTACGAGTACGCATTTCCTTGATTCGCAACAGTAAAGCAGGTTTGTTCTTTTCAGATACCAGCCCATGCTTAATCGAAGATTCCATCTTGGAAATATCTTCATCCATCTTCTCAATCATTCCCGTATTGTATGAAGCGGGGAAACTCGAAGCAATCTCTCCATTCTTGTTGAGGTCAACTTCACTAAAAAATGCTATTCCATCTTCTGTCTTGAACTCACTTGGTACTTCTTTCTTTGGCCTTGCCATATAATTCTCCTCTTTTATAGGTTTGTTAGGGGAGTGGGGATTTGCTACCCCACCCCCCTTGAAAACTACGCTACGATGTCACAGTATACCCACTGTCCGTTAGCGTCTGAATACCAGTTACCACCACCCTGAAGATTAGTCTGCTTCGTAATAGGAACTGCCGCAGTCGTAAAACCTACAAAGTAGTTGTCCGTAATGTTGTTCGCAAATGCCGCTGAACCAATGTCTGTTACCAGAATACCCATAGTCGTTGCATCTGCCGGTCCAATCATGTAGTTACCACGATAAAGTCCACCACCACGGCTGTCAGTATGCTTGAACAAATGGATACCGTTACCTTCCGCCGCTACCTTGATATAGTTGTCAATATAAGCATCGCTTGTCCCGTTGGACTTAATAGCCGCTGTGACAAAACCATTAAAGTAACATCGTTCTACAACCAAGTTTACGGGGTCAGCCTGATCTGTATCAGCACCTGCTACTGCACCAGGAGTAATACCATAAGTTGCAACCCCACCGTAATCAGTAAAGTTACAATCGTGGATATAAACATTATAGTATGCCTGTCCTGCCGCATCACCGATCTGAATACAAGCACCAGCTTTACGATTCTGAAAGCACAATCCTGCAAATTCTACTTTGTCAGTCTTTACAATAAACATTGTATTGTCTGCCGCAGCAGTAGGATTCTTGATTGTGGTTCTCTGGTTGAACATCGTATTGCCATCACCATAGACCTTCAACCCAAACTGTGAAGAACCAATAGTAATCGTACAAGTCAAATCATGTCCACCAGAATCAGGAGTGGTAAAGATAATCCTATCGCCTTTACCAGCCCTTGCAAATGCCTCGTCAGCCGTAGTACAAACTGAATACTGCCCACCCCTTGTTACCTGATTATACCTGTCACGAAAAGTAGTGTAATCACTATCAGCTGCTTTCTTTACAAAGTAAGTATCTCCAACAAACGGCACAAAAGCGTCACCGTGGATAGGAACACCGAAGCTGGAAATACCATGTGGAAATCTTGAAAGTCCCATTTTAATCTCCTTTAAATAGGAACATTGCCCTGTCTTCTTTACACCTCATGCAATGCTGGATGAAATCTCATCATCCCTTACCCGTCTTTACCAGTCTTGTCCTTTTGGTGCTTACACAAGACCAGTAATCAATTAACTAACCTGTGCGCCGAGAAGTCCAAACTTCTTGCGCTTATGCCACATTGTTTCTGAACATATACCTAACATCTTTTGTGCCTCTTTGATAGTATTGGTTGCGTTAATTGCATCTATGATTTGTTGTTTCGTTATGGGTTTTCGGTCTTTCTTATTAAATTGGATTTCAAGTCCATACTTCTTCCTTTTCTGATACAAGGCCGATCTACCTATCCCCAACTTATCACAGACTTCCCACATATTATCTGATGAGGCTATTGCGTTTTCCATTTGCTGTTTAGATATTGGCTTCCTATCTTTTTTGTAAAATGAGGCAACGCACGCCCGACACCACAATTTATCTTGACTTATAACCTGATCCCTTATTCTGACGGTACTCAAATCTTTACCACAAACATTGCACTTCATCACAAACTCTTGTTTGATTCTGTTTCTGTAAATCTGGTTTAGTGATTCCAGGGTAACAAATGTTTTCTTTGGTCGAAGAGTTTGTAACTTATCACGTAATTTGTGTCTTTCTTTCAACTCATTATATGATAATGGGTCACAACCACGATGATGATCTTTTATCAATTCTACTGCTTTAAGTGCTATTTCTACCTCATCCCTTTTTACCACAAGATATGGGAATATGGCAGTAAGTATCTTTTGGCAATCTTTCTTCCCCAAGAAGTTTAGCATATATCCTTCAAAAACTGGATGATGTTTACTATATACATAGCCATTATATTGTTCCTGTATCATATACAATATCTCTGGCCTTTTCTGTGCGATAGAAACTCTAACTTTACCGTAAGCATCTATGCCAACACTTCCTTCTCCATCAAAGAACCCTGCAATGTACTCGTCAGACAGCATATTGTATCCTCCTATGTTTAGTTAGATACAGTATGCCTTTGGGTGGTTAGTTTGTCAAGTATCAAATTGTCAAAGAGCTAACTATATGTTTTTATTTAAGAAACCTGTGCGCCGATAATGAATCTCCAATCAAGCCAACCATATCCAAACCGACTGTAAATGCTCTGCTTATAGGCTTTAGTTTCAAAGTCCCAAGTAGTTTCCAAATCAGCCGCAATACGGTCAACCCAAATTAGGTTTTCCTTCATTAGTTTACTATCAACCATGAACCAATCGCTTGTGTCGTAATCAGACAGTCTGCGAATAACGAACGGTTTGTAATACTTGAACTGACTATTAATCATCCCTTCAGAAGAAATCGGATCACGATCACTTGAAGCACCGCTAAGAGCATCGTAACCAACTGCTTCGCAGAAGGAAGGATACAAGTCGTCAGGCATGATAACCATGTCGGGGTCAACTTCAATCCTTTCACCAATACTATCCTTGAACTTCCTCATAACAATACGAGCCGCCGAAAGAGAAGTCTTGGAAATAGCATCTGTAATAAGGTTGTCAAAACCAGTCGAAGTAGAAACGCCCGGAGTCTTGGTTGTATGAGAATTAGAACAAAGTGCAACTCCTTCCTCATTCGTACCAAAGTCGAAAGCTGCGGAGAAGGCATGAGCAAAAGCCTCCGTAGCAATCTTATCCCTTTTACGTTTCTCGCTATTAACCAGATTTGCCTGAAGTTTCACAACTCCATACAGGTCATCGTCAAGAAGTTTACGTTCGATCTGAATACCAGCCGCAAATTCTGCTGGTTCGATACGAACATAATAACCAGGAGCCATTGTAAGATATTCAAGTGCGCCGTTAAATTCACGAACGTCACCCAAACCACTTACGTTGAACGCCTCATACCACGCTTTATCAGATTTAACTTTCTTGAAAAGAGAGTCAACAGTACGGTCCAATTCGGACGGCATCTTGTAAACTTCGTCAAGCCTCTTATCAAGAAGCCTCTGAAACTGAGTCGATTGAATTACTGCACCAGCCATAATGTCACCCCCTACGCCCTTGCCGCACAGAACTGATCGGCATTGAATTTAAAGATAACTCTTTCTTTGCCAGACTCTTTCATATTCAGTTCCAGAACGTCAATAAGATAATAATCAGTGGAATATGCAACAGCACTCATTTCGATGTATGTAGCATTAGCATCAAACTGAACAGCGCAAGTTCCAAACTCTTTAACTGCCGCAGGGCAGAACACATCACCAACTGCAATATCTTCCTGAAAACCAACATAGAAAGTATGCGAAGTGGTAGAGGTCGAATAAGCAACCCTCTGCAATCCTGCATTAGCACCTTTCCTACAATACCAAGTGGTATTATAGGTAATAGGGGTAAACGTAACAGCCGAAGTCGTAACAGTCAATCCATCGGTAGAAGCAAGAGTATTTGCATAGGTCGGAAGAACAGTCCCGTAAGCACCGTTATACAACGGACCTTCCAGAATCGTATTCGGACCAATAACAGCCAGTTTAGCAAATAGCCGACCATCTTTCTTGGGATAAATACCCTCTACTCCACGCTGCGCACGAGCCTTCTGTGCTGCCTGAGTACCAACGGAAACACCTGTTTCCAAACCACTTGTATATGCCTGACTATCCGCAGAATTATTGAACCCCAAAATGACTCCCATCGGAACAGCCTTACCAGTCGTATCAACTGCACCAGCCGCAGCACCAAGAGTAACAATACCATCCCCTGCGGGAAGGTTTGAACCCAAAGAAGCACTAACGATACCACCCTGATAAAGAGTCTTTGCGGAGTTGGAAAAATCTACGGGAGCCCATACCTCTCTAACGGTTCCCTCAACAACTTTAAATCCCATTTTTCAATCTCCTTATAATCATGGCAAGTTTTTGCAACCACAAAACCAGCAACCCGAAACAGCCCTTGAAAACCTTGGCGTTAATGTAACTCGTTCCGAACCGCCACTATCTAATAGGTCTACGTCACCTGCCAATGAAAGATTATCTAAACTACATTCATTTAAGACACCTTCTGTTGGATAACTATAACTATCAGCTTCTTCAACAGAAATGCCACTACCATCACCTGTACTTAATCGCTTCGTATCAAGTATCGCACCACAGTTCCAGCACTTGATATATCGACCATATTCTTCCTCTGCCCCTGCTACTTTCCGAGAACGCCTATGCCTGGGGATTTTATGATCTCTAACATGGACATACCTACTTTTCACTCAACATCTCCGCTGCTTGTTCTCTGGTAAGTCCTGCCGCTACCATAAATCTTTCCGATATAGGGTCGAGCTTTACCGTCTTAACAGGTTTAGTCGCCGGTCGTGAAGCCATTCCCATTCCAGTAGGAAGGGAATTTGAACCAAGAACATTAGGTTTAGAAGCCTTTATCTTGGTCCTCATAACAGCCGCAAGAGCCTTTTCGTAATTAATCTCTGCATCTACAGCAGGATTATGCGTCCAAGGTTTGTATCTTACGTTGTTATTCTTCATCAATTCCTGCACGACTTCGTTGTGAAACTCAGGGTCGGCCATCTTCTGGATAGTGGAATCATAAGCATTTGCATAAGCCATTTGCTGCTGTTGCACCTGCCTCTCTCTTACTTCCATTACCTTAATTACATCATCTGCCGTTGCCACATATTCAGGAAGTTCTTCCGGTTCATACTGCGTATCATACCGTGGGGCAGGTTCTGGTTCTCTACGCTGAGTTATAGTCTGTTCAAGATATGTTCGCAAAGAGTCTATCTTTTCGTCAAGAGCCTTTACACGTCTACCTAAACGTGACTTCTCAGGTTGAGAAACCTCCTCATCTACTTCTTCCTGAACTTCTTCCACAACTTCTTCTACTATTTCCGGTTGTTCCGTCAATAAATCAGGTGTCTGTAAATCAGTAATCTGCTCAGAGCCTTCATTTATTGCTTCTACTTGCTCGTCCATTCTCTTTTCTCCTTTTTAATAATTTGCCGAGCCTGTAATCAGGGCGGCGTTAAACCTTCTTGCTTTTTGTTTCTAACACTTGAATAATAATACCTTCTTTAAATCTTACTACCAACTCTCCGTAATAATCTCTTTCTGAAAATCTTTTTAACATGTCTGTGATTGAATCAAGCTGCATCTGTTTTTTTTCTTCTCTATCCATTTGCGATTTCCCTTATCTTGTTATTATAGTAGCATATTTTGCGTGACCATTCAAGTATAGTAAAATCAACTATCCGTAACTCTATGAGTTTTTCCGGTTCAGTTTTCTCGCCTTTTTCACAGACATAATTCAAGAGTTCATTGTATCGTTTAATGTACTCTCCTAATAGTTCTTTGCCTAACTCAGTTCCAATAGCTTCAACAAAAGATTGAATAGTTCCTAATCGTTCCATGACCTTTGCGCCACGGTCGCCATGCTTCTTTAGAAACGCCTGTATCTGTTCACCTGTCATCTGACCATTTCCTCCTGCGCACTTATGGGTATTCCATATTGGTTAGAAACACCTTGCTCCATATCTGATGGTTGTTCCTCCATTGTCTGTTCCTGTGGCATTGGCATACTTCCTAACTCAGAAAGCATACTTTCAAGGCCTTGAAACTCATCACCCATTAATGACATCTGCCTACCGATTATTCTTGATATAATAGGCATAAGTTTCGGGTGGCCTTGGAAAGCAGACAGTCTTCCAAGCAACTGATCGTAAGCCGAAACCTTCTTTAACTTATTGTATTCAGCTTCGATGTTCTGACTCAAAGGCTGGTATGAATAGTTTCCGTTGGGGTCGAAGTATTGTGCCTTATCCTGCATGATAGCCATGGCAGTTTCGGGCGACATAAACCTATAAGTCATCTGATTTATCATCCAATACAACTCTGTAAGGAATGTATATTCAAATGTTAAGTTCTTGTAGTTATTCCGGATATTAGTATTCTGCGCTGCACCAGCTACTGCAGTAGCCGTTGTAGACGCTACTGACGGCATATCACCCATTGTAGTCGGATAGATGGCGTGACTCTGTTGCATACCCTGAATAAAGAGGTTTGCCTGATTCAAAGCACCATTTATATTATCCCTTACCTGAAGTTCTACAAGGTCATTAACGGGGTCCTCTAAAGGAATGATGTGTTCAGGTTCGATGTAGATTTCTTCATTTTCTTCAATGGCGTATCTACGTCCCTTAAAGGTAGGAAATGCCGAAAGACGTGTACGGTCATTCGACATATTGATTGTATCGTTTAAAGCTATCTGAAGGTCCCTGTCATACTTACCATCAGAAATACCTTTGTCTTTAGTAGGATGAATATAACAAAGTCCCTTGATAACAGGTTTATAAGGTTCGCCAAAAGAATCTACAAAAGGTGTTTCCTGAAATCTTATGAGTATTTTTTGGTTGCCTTTGACTACAAGTTCAGTAATAGTTTCTATAAGTTCAGCGTCATCTTTTGGGACACCGTTATCATCATAACCTGGTTCAATTCCCTTCTTGGTTCTAACAGCCCAAAACGTACCGAACCTTCTTAATCGGTCAAATTTCTTAATAGGTGTTTTGGAGGGTTTGTTATTGTTAAGGTTTGAATTGTATGATTCTCTTGCAGTTTCGGTAACATCTTCAGGAATTAATTTCTTTACGTCTTTGAGATTCTTATAGCCATTGGTTTCTTTTAAAGCTACCAGTTCCTCATATGATACTTCATCTCTGAAGATTATCCATTTCTTCTTTTGTGCTGTGTAACATAGTTCGTCATCTTCAAATACATTCCGTGGGTCATATACATCAAAATTAAAGTGGTCTTTAACAACCACTTCTTCTGTCTGGTCCTCTGTCTTTTCTACAAGGCCATCTTCTGTTTCTTCATAGTAGGTACTTTCACCTACTTTTTCAGAGCGGGTTTTCTTATCCCACCAACATAAAGCATAAACATAACCTATCATTGAGTTGATAAGCCTTGCCCTTATATACTTCGGGTAGAAATAAACGTCACGAATATTAAGCTGTGTATTGATATTATCTTTGATTGCTTCTGATTTTATGATTGAAAGTTCATCGGAGTTCTGAAGGTAGACATTTACGAAGTCCCTTGACACAAAGTAACTCTGCGCCCAAGTAGAAGCCTCTGTATTTACAATCGAAGAATAAAGAGGATAGTTGACATCAGACATCCATTCATAGTCTTTTTCAGACCGAATACCTTCAAGCATATCCTGTATAGCTTCAAAGTCTTCTATTTCTTCATTCTTGTTTGTCTTGGCAGTAGTATATTCATCAAAGATAATATCTTCAATCATGGATTCATCCTAAATGAAACAGGTGACATTAGTTTGGTAAGTTTCTTCTTACAATATGGACACTCTATCTCTTTATCTGATTTGTCCAACTTAACCATTATTTCAAATATCTTCTCGCATTTTTTGCAATGATAATCGTAAAGAGGCACTATGTTCTCCTAATATCTTTCAGTTATCAAATAAAATGTAGTAGAACCTGCCGTTAACGCATTTGTGTTTCCATCGGTTGTATTAATTGTCGCATATATAGCAGTTGTTCCTGTCCATGACGGTAAATATCCACCCTGTATTGCAGCCGCCCTTGTCATACCTGTACCCATATCAGCGTCAGCAAGTCCTTTAGTTACTGCACCAGCAAATACATCGTGCGAAGCTATAATTTCAGCCGCATCTTCTGCCGTAACTCCAACGACTAATGTAGCTGCACTAACTGTTCCTCCAGTATAAGCCGCAGTTGTATCAGCATAACAGGACAGAATTTTTGTCTTTATGGGCAGAGTAGCTATCACAATACCTTTTTTAGTATCTGAATCTGAATACGCCGCATAAGTTGTAGTTACTTTATAAAGAGTTTGATTTGCAGAACCGGCATCAACTATGGTTACTCCTGTACCACTTCCGGCAGTTATCAGGTCAGTATCAAGTTTTACTACTGTTGCACCAGCTAATGTTTCAGTTTGAGCAAGTAAAGACTTGTAAGATATGTCATCAATGTAAAGATTTTTAGCATTGATAGTAACTGCCGCACCAAAACGTGAGTTGGTAATTCGTGAATCAAATACTGGAGTCGTATTTATTACACCATAAAATTCAGCATTATCAACATTATAGAATGAAACCTTATCAGTAATTGCTCCCGCAAATTCATTCCAGCCAGTAGTTTCTATAAGTATAGCACTATCAGCATCGGCAAATGTACCAGTATCTATTGTTCCTGCTACATGACTACCATTGAAATGAAGTATCCAAGTTCCATCTGTATCCGCTAATATATTTCCAGTAATCCAACATCCCTTGAAAGTAACATAAGTCAATGAATCGTTGTTACGAGTCATTGTTATGTTACCGGCTAACTTTAAAGCCGGACCCTTTTCAGCTCTCGTACCTTCGACACCAATAAACTCTATACGACTATAATAATCTCCTGATTGCTGAGTTTGAGTCAAGGCAATAGTACCAGAAATAATTACTCCATTTCCTTCTATCTTAATATACTTCTGATTGTTGAAAGTAAGATTATCTGAATAAGTTCCAGCTGCTACATGAACAACATAGTTAGTTCCTGCATAATCAGCAGCGGCGGCGTGAACAACTGAATCTGCATTGATAGCAGTTATAGCGGCAAGGAGAGTCTTATATGGTCGTAACTTTGAACCATCTACTGTATAAGAATCTGTCCTTCCACTATCAACCCATACTTCATGGTTTACATCTGTTACAGTGACACCTGTTCCACCTTGGTCTATTCCAAGCGTTCCAGTAGAAACAAGTTTTTTGTTGGCATCTGTAAATACAGGTTTGGATGCAGTAAGGTCTGTTAATGTTATAGAATCAACAGCTATATCCGCAGGTATTCCACATATTTTCTGTTCTTGGTGCATAGTTAGTACCTGAACGCTACATGAAAGGTTGCAGAGTTGCTTGCAGTTTCGTTTATAAACCTGAAGTTCTGCAAGTCATTCCAAGACTTTATAACATAAGTCTGCTTGGCATCCATCGTGAATCCCGGGTTTACTCCTGTTTCTACTGTTACCAAAGAACTATCCTCAACAAAGTTAAGTGAAGCAGTCTTTGCCTGAGCAAGTGCGGATTTCGCACGCATACCTTTGAACCTCAAGACAAGAGCATTTTCAGCTATTGTCATGTCGTCAGTCGCACCGTTTGTATGGTCAAGGTTCTCTGCCTGAAATGTCCCTGAAACTTCGTTCACGAAGATAATCCCT